TAATTTTTCTTTAGTATCTTTTGTAATATTTTTTTGAACATGTTCTACAAGATTAAATTTATTTTCTATATAATCTTTTGGATCATCGGCTTCAGCGTACTCAAACATTTTATAAACTGATGCATGAACTTTATATTCATTTACACGTGATTTAAAAAACTCTTGTACGTTAAAATTAGATTTGAGTTTCTTAATTAAATTATATTTTTCTCTTTTTAATTGAGATTCATTTAATGCTTTTCTAGCGTTTATAACTGCATTAATAAATGTCATAGATTTATCTGCAGAATTAAATTTTTCTTCTTTTAAAGATCTATATAATTTTAATTCTTTATTTAATTCAGAATTTTTTGAGAAACTTTGTTGCAATATTTTTAATGCTGGCGATTTTTTATTTGACATTGTATCGCTAGCTACTTGTCTTACCAATAGTTCAAATATTAAACCGGTATTTTTTACTTTAGAATGTTTCAATCCTTTCATGGGATGCGTCCTATTAGTCCACTTGTTTTAAATAAATATACATGTTTGTGTAAATCATATCATTAATCTTCAAGTAATTGAGATTCGTCTAATAATGTACCAGCATCATCATTACTTTTAGTATTTTTGTCTAATGATTCTTTTAGTATATTTTTACTTTTTAATGATGAATTATTGTCCAATCCGTCAATAAATGTTTTTACTTCCATACTCAATGGATTAGTTTTTCTGTAAGTGTGCTGTATAGGATTTTTATCTTGTGTAAATGTGCTTGATAAATTTTTAGATCCTAATGGATCTCTGCCATTTACTGAATTTTGAGAACTAAATACTCCTGGCTGTTTTGGTCGACCAGGTCCTGCTACATACTCTTGCTCCATGCCAGGTAATAATCCATTCTTATTTGAAACATGCATTGATGCTATATCATGCGGCGTTCCAAAGCTTTGATTTGTTTTCTTAGGATCATTTCCTTCTGATTTTAGTTGTTCTTTTCTAAAATCATTTTTTAAATCTTGTATAACTTGCTCTTTCTCTGCTTCCCATTCATTCGAACTCATATTAAAGATATTTTCATATATGTATTGTTCTGAAAATAATAAACTTTCTTTCATATTAGTTGCTAGCCCAATCTTATCATTAAAAATCTCTACTTTCTGCTTTTCATATATAATACTAGGACTAGTTAATTTTAGTGAAAAGTCTACTAATTCTTCATTTTTAAATCCTTGTGAATATAAATGTACTATAGCAATTTTGGTAAGTTCAGAAACAAATATTTTTTGTATTCGTTCAATTGTTCTTGCAAATCTGACATCTTCTGCTGCTAATGTTGCTTTACCCTCTACGCCCTCATCATAACCTAAAAACGCTTTAGGTATTTTTAATGCTGACATTTGTTTATTTCTTAAATATTCTATATCTTCTATTTGACCATCATTTTGCAACCCGGGCAACGATTCTATATTAGTACCAGATTCTCCTCCTCTGACAGGCAAATAATAATCTTCTAACATATTTTCCATGTTAAATTTAAGATTATATTCTCCTGTTCTTTCATCTATATATGGAATTTTTTTCATTTTATCCATAATAGTTCTCATATGAGTATCTACTTCCGCTGGCGGTATATTACCTACATCAATTTTGAAAATTCTTCTTTCTGGTGCTCTCATTATTCTATTTATTAACATAGCATCTTCCATGAGAGATAATTGCTTAAATATTTTTCTTGCCGGTTCTATCATTGATTTACCGTACGGTAAAAAGTTTGTATCAGATAATAATCTAAAATGAGCTATTTCATAGTTATCAAATTCAGCTTTATTTTCCTTACCGCCGCCGGCATATGACATATGAGATCCTTCTAATATAAATCTATATGCATAAGGATTTTTTTCGTCATACCCTTCTTCTCTTCGAACTTCATATGACGACATAGGAGTTACATTTACTATACCAATTTCTTCTTCTATATCTAAATGTAAATAAAAATCTCCATATTTACATGCGTTTCTGATCCATGGCCATAAATTATAATCAATATTTAAAATATCATTGAATAAATTTCTTAACACTTTTAATATTTCGTCGTTCTGTGTTGATATAGTTAAAGTATCTCCATCTGCATCTTTAACTGTACATTCATCTGCATAAATGTCTAATGCCGATGCTATAATTGGATCCATATCCATTGCTTCGTAATCAGAAAATAATTCTAATTTAGATTGATGAAAATTCATTGTTTGGCTATAACCGCCATATGATCTATTTTGTCCTCTTTGTAATCTAGCAAATCTATCAATATATGAATTAGTAGATGTGCCTACTGATTGTAGACGATTTGAGTCCACTACTTTTAAACGATTTTTTGAAATTCGTCTTACTATAACGTTTGTTGAAAAGAGCCTTCCTAATCTAGCTCTTAATGAAGTATCTGCCATTTCAGTTTTCCATTTTTTATAAATATCATAATAGCCAATTTAGCCCTTCGTTATCTTTACCTGCTTTCCAATCCCATGAAGCATTCTGATTAGTTGTTGCAGAATAAACGCCGTCTGATTTGCCTAAATGGCCCAGAGCTCTTCTAGATAAATCTATGCCTTGTTGATGTAATCTTAATGCAGTATCTCGTACCCATAATGCAATTCCAAAAGACATTACTAAATCATCATTATAACCTCGTTGAGCCTCTGCCCTGCTACCGTTCCATATAAAGACATACAATTCATCTATTAATCGTTTAGACTTTACAATTGGAGATTTTTCTCTAAAATATGTTTCTATTTTAGATATTATTAAAGGTCTTGTTCTACTAGTTGTTGAAAATCCAGGGACTTTTTGTGATTTATTTTTTAAATCATATCCTTTTGCTAAGTGCACATTTTCATCTACATATGCATCTTGTTTATACGAATAATATAAATTTTCATAATTTCGATCAATAGCAACTTGCAATACCGCCCATCCTATATTTGCATTTTCAATTACCAGTAGAGCATTGTTCCATTCTGTTGCAACTGAAATTAGCATATTACCATATTCTGTAGTTCCTATCTTACCTCTGTACTCAGCAACTTGTGTCATTGATTCTATTTCTAAAACATGAAATGCAGAATAATCTGCTCCATCTCCTCTAGCAACATCAGCTACTACTGCATATGCTTTAGTATAATTTGGATAATCCCACATCCAATAATTACCATCGAATCCTCTTTTTTCTTTTGGATCTTCGACATATGTTTGATCATACCATTGAATGATGGGTCCGTCGACTACTGTATGTCCAGATGAAATAAAATCACAATCACATTCTTGTGCTGCTGCCTTCTCTCCTAACAATTGTGTTTGTTCAACTCTCCAGTTTTCATCTCGTTCGGGATGTACTGTCCAATGCAATTTAATTGGATTGAATCTTCCGCCGGCTTCGGCATCACACCAAGTCTTATGAAATAAGTTACCGGTACCATTAGGAGTTGATAACATAATAGCTCCCCCACCTGTTGCCAGTGTTTGCTGGGCAGCTGTCCATATATCATCAATCTTATCTATAAATGCTGCCTCATCCATTACTAATAAGGATAATGCCTCTGAACGACCGGCATCTCCTTTTGATGAAATTGCTTTTATTTGTGATCCATTCTTGAATCTTAATGATAGTTTATTATCCTCTAAGGTCTTGCCTCTTAACCAACTAGGTAAATTATCATGCATCACTCTTACTTTAGTTACAAGATTTTTTGCTACATCTTGTTTTGTTGCTATAACTAAAACGTTGTAATCTGATCTAAATAACATACACCAAAGTGAATATCCTGCAGTAAGAGTAGATATTCCTAATTGTCTAGATTTTAATATTATGTTATATCTATTATCTTTAAGTTCATGTAAAGTTTGTTGTTGAAAATCATAAAGATTAAAATACATCTTGCCTTTAGTAGGATGTTGTATAATACAGTATTTTTTCATAAAATGTACAGGATCAACTGCACATTTTTTATATTCTTCTTTTACTATTTCTTTAAGGGACTTTTGTGCCATTAGTTAAATATATAAAAAATTAAATTAAGATCAAAATAATTAAGGCGATAATTCCTCCGGAGCCTAAACTAAATAAGTTTCTTTGTTTTTTATAATGTTTAGTTTCATTTTTAGCAACTTGAATTTTTTCGTCTTTTAGTCTTAATACTTCGGCCATAACTATCATTTCTGATTCTGTATTTTTTTCTTTTCTGCGATAAGATTCGATAATAGTATCTTTAATTGTCAATTTTTCTCTAAGTTTGTCTTGGATATCACGTTCTAAAATTAATTGTTCTTTTGCTAAATCGCCCGACTCTAGATCCTGTATAACTCTATGCATTAACCATTTGCTAACACAAATTATTGAATCACTTTTTGTATCTGTTTGTGAGATACTCGTTAATGTCACTAACAGTGTAATTATTAATATGTTGAACTTTTTTAGCATATGCCTTTTTTAATTTATATATTTGATTAGATTTATTGACTATTTGAGATTGTAAATCAAGTAATGAATCATTTAAACTAATAATATTATTGTCTAAGGAATCTCGTTCGTGTTTATATTTTAATGCTTGAGTATTTAAACTATCAATACGATTTTGCAATACTTGTTCTTGTTGTTCAAAAGTATTATCTTCTTTGTAAAAATAATTATATGCAATAAATAAAACTAAACAAAGAGTTATTATAGAATATATGTTTGAATTATTGTTCATTGATTATTTCAGTTAATACATCATCAATTAATCTATTGATTTCTGTTTTTAATGTAACAGATTTTTCTGCATCCATAACTGCTTTTTCTAACTGATTTTTCAAATCATCTCTTTCGGATGTTAATTGTTTTAATTTATCTAAGATTTCTTGTTTTTTATCTCCGGATGCTTTGACAAATTTAGGTGCTAGCTTTTTCATGTCCGCAATAGCTTTATCTAATTTTTTTCCTATTTTAGTTACTTCATTTGCCATCTTTTTTCTCCAAATTTTCTAATATTTGCTTTTTTAAATCTTGATAATCATTATCTATACGCTTAATGAATTCAGTGATATTTATTTCTTCTGATCTACCATCTGCGTTTTGCCAATATGTTTCTGTTACTACTTTTTTTAATTCTTCTACTTCTTTATCTGTATCAGTCATCCATGATTTAGCATTTGCTAACATCTTTTTCCTACTATACTCTTCCCATGCTTCAGGCCCTTTTGCTCTTATTAAAGTTTCTTCTTTTAATACGCAATCAAAGCATTTTCCGGATTTGAAGTACATTTTTAAATTAAGTTTTTCTTCAGGCATGCCTTTCATTTTTTTTCCGCAACAAGGACAATTTTCAGGAGCTGTTAATATATCCTTAATATGTTCTCTAACACTATTTGC